CTTTTCCAGCCAAGTACATAGTTGAGTTATAAACTGGAATAGTAATTTCGTCAAATTGAACTTGTGGACGTGAACAATCAATAACTTGTTTAGTTAATTCAATTGTACTTCCAATTCCGAAACTCAGAAAATTAACTCTGAAACGGAATTGTAGTTTGGGCATCAACAAGCCTTGGTTTCCACCAGCATTATCAGATGCTACGGTCATGTTGAACAATGATTGTGAGGCTGTTGCCATATTTTAATCTCCTGTATCTTTATTTATCTTTACAATAAAAGGTCCCTCTCGGGATACCTTTTATCCATTAGCCAAGGCTGCGATTTCCCCGGTGTTTAGAACTCTAACTGGTATATAGATGAATTCAGCTGCCTTAACAGGTTCAATTGCAACATCTACCCAAAGTTCATTTCTATCTATTCTAGCAGGTGTATTGTTACTCTCGTCACATACAACTAGATAATCATAGATACCGCGTTTAGCAACTAAGTCAACAAACAATGTTTGAATGACACCTGCTATTTGACCACGTGTTAGTGGATCGTTAGGTTCAAATACGAACGGACGAGCCGCAATCGTTAATTGACGACGGATGTAGTTGATTAAACGTGCAACGTTTGTTCTATCTAATGCACTAGCACTATTAAAACTATTCTTGTTACCATAATTCAACAAACCAATACCAGTAAAGAATACTAGTGGATTAATTTGATTAATATATAACACATCACGAATACCAATACGTGTCTTAATTGGTTGAAACTCACCAGTAGCACGATCCAACCATCCAATGCTCAATGCATTATCAATAGTACCACGGCGTGTACCTGCCGCTGCTAACCAAGGATAAGCAATTGTATCATTACGTAAGAATGTACGTAACATCATATGACTTGCAGGAACAACAACTTGGTTGCCTGATAAATCTGTTGTAAGACCACTTGGATAGAATAATCCTAAGTATGTATTACGTGTTACTAAACCATATTCACCTGTACTACTTGCACCAGCAGCATTAGTAGCCCATGCTTGAATTTCTGTAGCACCATCTTGTAATCCTAATGGTGTATCACCAATAATATATGCTGTCTCACCACGATCTGCATTTAACACAACCATGTTAGGTTGTAGTTCAGGATAGTTAGGTGTAGCCAATAAGTTAAAGTAATTATCTTCATCACGTATATCAGTATTAGTATCAATTGCAGCACGTAATGCCTTAACCACCATTACACGTTGTGCTTGACGACCCATGTATGGAGCACCATTTGTTTGATTACCGCTTACTGTTACCCATGTATATGAGAACTCTGGCAGGTTATCAATATTAGTTACATCACCTGAATCATATGCACCTGCATTAGGATAGTTAGCACTAGTAAAGTAATTTGTTCTAAACTGTTTAACATTATATCCTGAACGGCGTGTGTTGAATACTAACATACCCTGTGGATATAGTGCCGGAGTAGGTGCATCTAAGTCAATATAATCACTAGGTAACAATGATTGAATTGTTGGAATAGGGTCATCAACTGGGTTGATATTTCCTGCACTTGACCAACGTACATCAGCAAATACTATACCTTTTGAACTTGTTCCGTCAGCATTATCAATCAAGACCCATTGATCATTATTGTCAACTTTTTGCCAACGATTAATCACTGGATATAATTCTAAGTCGCTTGTATCAATCCATATATCACCATATGACAATGCTGTTGTACCATCACTTTGTGTTGTTGGGGCACTTGCACTTACGATAGGACCATTTGGATCTGTAGTATTTGAACCAGAAGGTAATGGGAAACCATTTTCATCATAGTTTAAGTTTGAATATCCATTCCACTGACCATTATAGTTAACCATAATATCAACTTGGTCAACAACCGAATAGAACCAGTTTGTATTGTTAGATGGAGAAATTGAAGGTGCGCCCTCATTAGCAGTATATGTTAATGGAACCCAATTCGTTAATTGTGCTGAGTAATTAATAGTTGCAATACCAGGATTACTTGTATTGTTATTAATTTGAATACTAGTAACTCCTCCGGCAGATACATTAAGAACCTCTAACTGAATAGCAGATGTGTTTCCTATTGTTCCTATAGGGATAGTTAATGTATTACCTATAGAATAACCAGTTCCAGCTGCTGCAATAGAAGGGTGTACACCCACTGTAGATAACAAGAAGTTTCCATAAGAACTATATAAATTAACTGTTGCACCTGAACCCGGTGAAGAAGTTGTTGCAACTGCATTGAAAGTTCCGGTGTATGCAGGACCATAATCAATACCTAATGCTGAGCCTGGAACAAATCCTATGGCTGTTAAAAGACCATTACTTGTACCGGTGTAATTACCTGATGAATTAACTGTATCAGTCATTAAAATTGTTCCACCAAGTGTATGTGTCAATTGAATTGCACCAGTTGTTGTAATAGCGGCATTTGTATATGGCATTGCCATTGCTAACCATGCATCAACAAAACCTTGATTACTTGAAACTAATGCTGAATCAATTTCTAACAAATATACTTCTAGATTTGAACTACCGGGTTGACTTACTCTAATATCTAAGTAATAAGATGTACTAGGTGTTAATGTTCCTAAAGTAGTTGCAGTACCTGTAACTATAGTTGGACCTGATGCAAGTCTTTCATAAAGATAGAAAGGTGGTTCAGTTTCACCGGGAACATCTGCCGAACCGCTAGAATATAGACTACCGTTAAAGTTATATTGACCATAAACAGTACCAGCAGGAATCAATGATCCGCCTGTTGGATCCAATGCAGCTGATGCTTCCCAATCAGTTTCTGCAAGTGTTACATATTTTGTAATCCATGTGCTTGTAGCAGTACTATACTCAGATACTACTGGATTTAAACCATTACCAGAAGAACCAACCTTGATCCATACAGAACCTGTTGGACGAGGAGTTGTTTGCCCAGCAGTCCATAATGGCATTTCTGAAGAAGTACCATACAATACTACCGGTTGATAATAGTAATCTGTTGAGGTCGGAGTCGTATTTAATCCTAATACCGATATTGCAGTTCCTGAAGAAGCAGTTATATCAATATAACATTGATTAGGATTCTGATAATATTGACTTGAATAAATCAATACTTTTCCAGTATCACCATTAGCAGTAATACCTGTAAGACTTAATGCATTGATTTTACCTGCAACTGATACCGGTGTATCACCGCTTGTTAATGAAACAGTAGAAGTAGATGTGCCAGATGTAGTAAATGTAAATGAACCTATTGCTGATAAACTTGTAAAAGAGTTAGTAATGATGGTTGGGATACCTGCAGCCCAAGCATAAGAGCCTAATGCTACCCACTCATTCATTCCATTCTTGTAGAAATATGTTGGATCCTGTGCTGCTTGAAGTGTAGTTCCACTAGGTGCAATTGCGTTAACTGCATAATTTCCAATACTACCTAAACCTTGTACTGGAATTTCTCCAGCAATTTGATTTGAATCTGTAATTACGATAGGTGATTGAATTTCAAATCTTCCTGTGCTTGCGTTAAATTCATATATTCCCCATGTAGAAGAACTTGTGTTTAACCACCATGTTCCGTTTGTAGGACTTCCTACAGGACGTGCTGTTTGACCTACTAAACTTGCTAAATCAATATTTGCACGTAATATATAACAACGATTTGTTACACCCAATAATGAATAAGCAGCCAATAGACCATATTCGTTTAATTCGTAACCTTGAATTGGAGTACCATTCGTTGTTGTATAGAAGAATGGAACACCATACAAATCAACTAAATCACGTTGACTTGTAACTTGATATAATTTATTAGCATTAGCCGCTGTAGTTGCAGGAGCAACCGCTGTACCTGATGCGTTTGCCTTGTTTTGTGCTGTTGCTAGTATAACAAGGGGAACTGAGTTTGTTGGAGCAGGAAGATATTGACTTTGGTCAATGATTGTTACTTCTACGCCTGGAGATGTTAATGCCATTTTGTTTTCCTTTATTTGTAAAATTCTGAGGTTTACCACCTAAATTGCATATTATTATTTATCGGAAACATATAAAAAACACCAGTTTCCGTACCTTCAAAGGTTTCTGAACTAAATAACATATGCGACCTATATGTAAGTCATGTGGTAAAAATCATGCCGCAGTAAACTATAAAAGAAATGAAGTTACTCACTACAGAAGTATATGTGATGAGTGTGGACGAAAAAAGAATAAACTAAATCCTAGAAAGCCTAATTGGCAAAAAAGTGGATATGCAAAAAAAGCCACATGTGATTTATGTGGCTTTAAAAGTTTATTCCCTACTCAAACAACAGTATTTCACGTTGACGGCAATTTAGAAAATATTGCTCTGACTAATCTACGTACCGTATGTCTTAATTGTATTGAGGTAGTAAAAAGAAAAGAAATTACTTGGCGGCGGGGAGATTTAGAAGTTGACTGATTTTATTGTGTAAGTCATCTATCGTCCCGTTATTATCAATGTAATGGTCATATTCTAAACCTACACTAGAATATTCACTAGCATGTACCTTTTTCTTATCTAATAGATTTTTACTTAGGGACCACTTGGGATTTCTGACAGGGCCTTTATTATATGCAACTGCGGCATCATACCATTCAGGATTTTCACCCCTAAAAACTCGTAAAGAAGTCCCGCCTGCGTTCTTAATTGCACCTACTTCATTATAAAATCTACAGTCTGTGATTACAATATCATCTTTTGAATTAAGTAATTTATTCTCTACACTTGCTACCCATATATCATTATGGAATCCTTGACGACATACTTCTGTTCCCCAATATTGGAGAATCCATCTGGGAGTTAAGTTAGGCATATCTAACCGCTTACTCCACCAAGGGTCAACTTGTTCACGCCATTTTCTGCTGCTCTTAGTTGTTCCCTCAAGCATTTCTCTATCCCAACCAAATACATTGGCTACGGCATCTTTTAAACTAGATGCAAAACTTATTCTTTTAAACTCGTGATATGTACAAAGATAATCTGCAATGGTATCTTTGCCGCTTCCAATTAAACCAGTTACACCTATAATCATAAAGAAAAACCCTCGTAATACTTATTATATTACAAGGGCATGACAATATAAACTGTTTAGGTTACATCTGTTTTGGTCTAGTCAATGTAAATCTTAATCCCATTTCTGGATTATAATCTTGGTCTAAATCCCAATTGGGTATTAAACGCTTAACCATTTTTGTATATAATGCTATGCGACTGTTTTCTTTTGCATCAAATACAATTTTTTGTACATTATCACCGTAGACTTGTAAAAATTCACGAAATATATCTACTACAATTGACATTACTTCTGCTGAATTACCTGTACCTGTTGTACCAAATAGTGATAGTTTTTCAGGATCGAATAAGTCTCTAATTAAACGAAATTGTATTTCCCATGTTTCTGGTTTATCATCTAGGTGATGATTAAATGCTTGCCATACATAGTTTCTTTTACCTACTGTAAAATTTGCAACTGCTTCATCTGGAGACCGGCGGTTCCACTTCCAGTTTTGATTACCGGGACGAAATAGTTCAGTAATGAACTCGGTTGCTCTCATTTATCCCTGTACCCATGTCAATGGTTGACTATAATCTACATAGCGTTTTAGTTCATCAATTAATTGTTCTTGCAATGCTTTGGCTTCTGCCTTCATTGCTGTACCATTCAATGTTGTTCCGCCACCTGGACCTGCAATAGTTCCGAACTTTTCACGTGCCTCACCGATGATTCCTTTTAATACTGCTAGTACAAAATCACCAATCCAAACACCGGCTCCTGGATCTTGCAATAATACTTCTTCAGTTCTTTGAACATCAGCCCAAATTAATACACGCTCTCCTGTACCTTTTGGATCACGCACAATACGTAAAACCTTTGTAACAGGATCAAATGTATATACAACATATCCACCAAACATACGTGCAGCTAATTCAACATATCCTGCATAAAAATCATATGTTGCCATACCGCCTGCTGAATTGTAGTTAAGCAAATACGTATTAAGAATAGCACTTGAGAATGGATCAAAACTACTTGAACCAGGACCAGTCTCTAAGCCAACTGTTCGTCTAAATAGTGATCGGACATTGATAAATTCACTAGGAAGTGTATATGTATCAATATCTGTAATCATAGTCATCAATGTATATGATTCGGCGGTAGCATTTTGCGCTCGTTGACGATATATTTTTATTGTATAATTATATGCCGCTTCATAATGTTGAGGATCTAATTCTAAGTCAATAATTCCATCACCCAATCTATAACGAAGGTTAGAAAACAATGTTTGTTTGAGTTCATCCAATGTCATTCCATTTGGGGTTGAAAGTAAATTTGTAGTCATAATATCTCCAGATATGTTATTTATCTGGTTTTGGACTGTTCGGGCTTTTACCTTTCAAAAATCTAAGTAGAGGAATATTAGTATCATCTATAACCTGTTTACCGTGCAAATGATGATATCCGTGTATCGGTTCTTTTTCACATACCGGACATAGCCATCGTTCACCCATATAAAGAAATGTCTTTACATTACAATCATCACAACTGGGTGCGACTGCTTTTTCTAAATCCATTATAAGTCGCCGGCTTGCCTATTCTCAGAATAATGTACGTCAAAAGTTCCGCCAGGATAACGACTTTCAAGTTTCTTTACATTCTCTGTAATAACTTCATTGGGATCAAGATTCAATGCACGACAGGCGTTAATCCAATACCAAATTATATCACCTAATTCACGTTTCATATGGAATACATTCTCATCGGTTAGTGCTTTACCTTGAAAGAAAATCTTTTTAGGAATCTCAATGAACTCACCTGATTCTGCAGCCAATCCTAAACATGCGGTTAACAATAATGGAATATTAACATTAGGTCCATGTTTCATTTGACCATCACCTAAGTCTAATTCATAGTTTGCATCTAATCGGTCAAGAGTGTCCATAAATGTAGTCAAATCATTACTTGGTTGACTTGTAACAGCTTCTACAAAATCAGTATACCTATTTAAATCTATCATTTAATTAAATCCTTAAACATTTCTTTTCTGCCTGCTACACCAATTTGATTATCAAAGATTTCTCTTACTCGTTGTAGCATGGCACATGCTAACATTAGCATATCCTCATGGTTGTCGGTTAACTGTATACTCTTATCAACCGGTTCCATTAACTCTTGCATTCGTTTCTCTAAATTCATTAGAAGGCCTTTAATATAATCATATTCTCATTAAACCGACCATTAGGCGAAGTAGCCACTGCTTTAATGTCTTTAAAGTATTTACGTGCGGCCGGCTTACTGCCCATTATTTCTTTAAGTTGTTCACCGGGCTTACGTAATGTTTTAACTTCACTAGTATTATTATCAAATCCAAGAATCGTATTGCCCTTTACAGTAAATGATTTTGAATACTCATCAGCAATA